CCCCCTGTCTCCTTTTAAGGATTATATTATATGTATTTTGGAGGAACACCCTTTGCAGCGTCTCCTTTTGGAGATCCAGGATTTAACCCTAACGCTTTCGTTAATGTTACTGGTTCTAGAATAAACGAATCTACTGGAACAGTATCAATAGTAGGTAAAGCTAATTTTGCAGTAACTGGTAGTCAATTAAACTTTTCAATAGGTAACACTTCTGTCATAGAAGGTGTTGGTGTTATAGTTACACCTGATGGATCACAAATTAATATTTCTACAGGTGATCCAACCATAGTTGGAAAAGCTATAACTGCAATTACAGGAAGCAGAGTAAATTTAAACACAGGCACTCCTACTATTGCTTTTGGTTATCCGGTATCTGGAAGTAGAATAAATGCAAATAGTGGTAGTCCAACAATAGTTGGAAAAGCAACT